GTTTTGGAAAACTCAAACAATATGCAAACTGGTAAATTATTTGGTGTTTCAGATTTTCCATCTTTTTTACAAATAGTACATCCACAAGAACAAAATGAATCATTTGAAGAATATCAAATAAGAATTGCAGAAATGGATAAAAATCGTTTGGCTTATATAACTGACCAAAGAAATATAGGTACTTTTATTCAAGATGGTGAGGTAAAGCCAGAGATTATACAGCTAATAAAATATGGCAATTTTCCAATGAAAGAAATGTTTGAAGTTCTTGATGTTTATTATGATGGAAGAGAAGATATGTTTTCACGTGGCGCAAATATACTTATGCCATTAAAAATAATTCAAGCAGCTATTCGTCATGAAGATGGTAATCTTTTAACTCCAGAGTTAATGACAGAAATAACAAAAGATGATAAGAACCCATGGATTTCTTTTATAAATTATATTGATAAAAATCCAGAAATTACAGGTGCAGATGGTGTTCTTTTAACTGGTGATGACGCTGTAAAACAAGCATTAAAAAAATATAATCAAAGAATAGATAGTGGATTTGTTGAAAAACAAATAGAAAAAATATCTGCTGGTGGAAGAATGGATTTAAAAGCTTTTATTTTAGATCAAACAGATCTAGATCCATTTGGTCCAACTATAAATGTTTTTGAAGATATTATTAATTCTGCAATAGCTGTAGAAGGTCTTAACACACCAAAAAAAATTAAAGCTGCTATAAAAGATCTTGAAGAAAATATATTCCCAAAAAGTTCTATTGTTTTTGAAAACATTAATAATTTGAATGAAGAAAATAATACTGCGAACTCATTAGAAAAATATGGTGGAGAAGATACAAAGTTAATTGTAAATGATACATTGATGATGGATATCTTACCAACATTAAATAATATACAAGTTAATTATAATGGAGTAAATTTAAGTTTAAGTAATTTTCCAATTAAAATTGGTAATTATGAAACATTTAATCATAAAGATATAGCTATTGAAAATGTTGAAACTTTTGAAAGAAGAGCAAATTTACCAAAAAATGTAGAACCAAGACCTCTTCGTGTATTTCATGTAAATAGTTTGCAAAATCAAAGAGATATAAAAGAATGGGATAACTTATATAGTTTAGATTATAATCCTAATGGTTCATTAAAAGAAGATAAAAGAGTTGCAATATATCCACCTATTGAATTGAGGTTAATGCCTGTAGGTCAAGAATTACCACCTGATATTATGTTAGAAACAAATCTTGGTCATTCTGGTGGATTAGATGAAGTTGATGGTCAAGTTTTTTACGCTACAAAAGGTGATAAAAAGTATGCTGTTTTTTTTAAAATGCCAGATGATACATGGAATGATGGTTTACCATTAATGGAAACTAAATCAGCTATTGAGATGGATGCTACAACATTGCATCATTATCAAACTATTGCAGATGGTACATATATACAAAGACCGGGTATATCAAATAATACAGTTTTTGGAGTTAAAGTTCCTAATACTGATGTTGTAAAGTATTATGTAATACCAAAAGTATTTGATGGTAAAGTATTTCCTACTAATGATATTAAGGATTTAAAAGTTTTACATGATAGAATACTTCAAGATTATAAATTAGAAGAGTTTCCATCATTTTATAATATAGATGATGCTGTTTTTTGGTTGAAAAAGAACAAAGAAAAATGGAATAAAAAGAATGTAACAGTAGAAGATGCAAAAGATATACTTGAAAAAAATAAAATAATATTTCAAGAAGCTGTTATTGTTAATCCTATGTTTCATAAAAGAAAATATGATGAGATAAATGCTTACAAAAGTGAAGCTTCTGCACAATTTGATGCAAATTTAAACACAGCTATGGTGCAAGAAATAGCACAATTTGAATATGAATCTAATAATCTTATTAAAGGGTATTTTGGTGGTTTCTTTAGTGGAAACTTTGAAGAAGATATTGCTCCAAGAAAACCTTCATTAACATTTGATAAGAATTTTTTACAATCAAAAAGAAAACAAAAACAATGGGTAAAAACCTATGGTGATTATTTTGATGCAGATGGTACATTAAAAGAAGGTATTACTATTTTTCCAGCTCTTCTTGAAGAATACAATAATATTATTTCTATAAATGGTTTACCAAGTACACATCCTAAATTTTACAAAAAAGGTCTTACTCGTATGGAAATGTGGTTAAGAAATTATAGAAGAACTTTTATTGGTGGTGATGATGAAACTTATGGAAAAGCAAAACAGTAATGAATAGAGTTAAACCAAATCAAATGCAAATAAATTTAAACTCTGGTGCAAATATGGATTTGAACAGAGGTGAAACAAGTGGATTTGGTCCAACTATATCTGCAATGTTTGGTGATAGATATAATTCTATTATGACTAATTTTACTTTTGGTGGTTCTGAAAGACAAACTACTATTGGTCGAGATGGTAATGTAAAAGTATGGAGTCCTTATACAGATGAAAATACAAAGAATTTATTTAACAATTCAAGATATAGTCCGTTTAGAGGTGATTTAGCTTGGGCTAGAACTCCAGAACATTTTTATCAAATGATTAAAGACATTGATTCAAAGTTTGAAAACATTGAAATTATAAAAAATAGTTCTTGGCCGCAATGGATAGTTGGAGCATTAGTAGATCCTGTTAATCTTGCTACTATATTTATTCCAATAGCTAAAACTCCTAGCGTTTGGAAAGCAATAAATACTTCTATAAAAATATCTGCTGGTACTGTAGCTCCAATAGAAGCGTTAAGAGCAAAAACAGATCCAACGGTAGGAGCAGAAGAAGCTGTATTAAACACAGCACTTACTACAGTTTTTGCAGCTGGTGTTACTGGTGCTGGTAAAACTATATTTAATAGTATTGCTGGTAGAAAAGCATTAGCGCAAGCAGAAACAGAAACAAGATTAATGTTACAGTCTGTACAGTCAGAAGATACTGTTCCTATCTATAGAACAGGAGATGGTGAAATAGTTGGTGCTAAAGATGGAGGAACACTTACATTAAATACAAGAGATGATTTTACAATACCGACTATTAAAGATCCAGAAGGTATTGCAAGAAATGCTTATATTGATAGTTGGTTGTTTCAAGGACTTACTAATCCAGAAAAAAGAATTTTATTAGATGATTCATTAGATGATTCTGTAAAAGCTGATTTTAATAAAATGTTTAGTTCTTTTGCTTTTCAATTAAATAAAAACAAATATGGGGTAGCTTCAACACAATCTGTACATTTGAAAGCTTCAATGGATAGAGGTGTATGGGCAGAATTATATGAAGATTTTTTAGATCTTTATACTGCTGATACAAATAATAAAGTTGGTAGACTATTAGATTATAATATTACTGGTACAAAAAATTATAATACATGGTTATCAGATTTAAATTTTAAATATGTAACAGGTCAAACACATAATCTTTCTTCTGCTCAAAAGAGTGTAATTAGTAAGATGACTAGTTATTGGAAAGATTGGGGTAAGAAATTAGAATCTGTAGGTTTAATTGGAACTAGAGGTTCTTTGTTAAAAGCTTTAGAAAGAAATAATTTAAGAGTTACAGAGTTAGAAAATGCGTTAAAGCAAAGAGAATCTGGTGCATCATTTGGTATGGCAGATGATGTTGCTTATTATAAAAGACAAATTGCAAAAGTAAAAAATGAAATAGAAGAAGATCAACTTTCATTAGATAATATAGGTGAAGTAATGCCAACTAATGAATTGTTTTATCTTCCTCGTTTTTGGCATCATGATAAAATTAAATCTAATAGATTAGAATTAGAAGAAATATTAACTAATTATTATGAAAAAAATCCGTATGTAAATAAGAAAGGCGAAGCAACATTACTCCCATTTGATAGAAATAGTGCTAATTTAAGAGCTAAACAAACTGTTGATAATATTCTTAATGATGAGAAAATAGATTTTGATAGCACTTATTCTGGTGTTGGGTCTATGCATACAAGACATAGAGCATTAGATATTCCAAATGAGCTTGTATGGGATTTTATTGAACAAAACCCTATTAAAATTATGCAAGCTTACACTTCAAAAATATCTGCTAAGTATCATTATTTAAAAGAAATGGGTGAAAGCTTTGAATCTTTCCAAGAAAGATTGTTTACAAAAGTACAACGCAAGAATGGTACAGATAAAGCTAATGCTGTATTAAGAGATTTTACAGCTATGTATAATCGTGTTGTTGGTAATGTTTTAGATAATCCCGGATCTTGGTCACAAATGGTAAGAACTGCTTTAGTAGATTTAGCACAGTTTAACTATCTTGGATCTGCTGGTTTTGCAACTCTTACTGACTATGCAGCTATATTTATGCAAAGAGATATGGGGCATTTACTTAAATTTGGATTTGCTGTTCTTGATGGCAATCAAGTAAAACTAAATGCAAGAGAAGGTAAAATTGCTGGTGAAGCTTTGGAAATTATATTAGGTGATACTAATTTAAGATTAGCTGATGATATAACTAATAACCCACTCAATAGAAATCTTTATGATAAAACAGTCGGTAAAGCAAAACACGCATATTTTGCATTAAATTTATTGGGACCAGCTACTAATATTGCAAAAAGATTTGAAGCGTCTTTAAGAGCGCATGAGAGTATATTTAATTGCATAGAGGTAAGTAAAAATAGTAAATTAGCTACATCACAAATAAGAATGAATTTAGCAAAACAAGGATTTACTTCAAAAGCAATTAATGAAATTGCAAATAAAGCACCATGGGAGCAAAGTAGAAAAGGTGGATTTATTACTGCTAATAGTTCTGCATGGTTAGAAGCTGGTGTATCACAAGAAACAATAAATATATTTAGAGCAAACATGAATGCTGGTTTATTTAATACAGTTATTATGGCATCACCTACAGATAAACCATTATTGATGGATGGCACTGCTTTTGTTCCATGGAAATACGCAAAGTTTGTCCCAGGTATGAAAGAGAGTAGTCAGTTTAAAGGATATTCTAAAATAGAAAATGGTTTATTAGCATTGCCATTTACCTTTTATTCATACTCTTTAGGTGCTGCAAACAAAATTACAGCTGCAATGTCACAAGGTACATTACATAATAGAGCTATGGGTATTATGGTTGGAATGGGTTTAGCTTATATGGGTTTACAACTAAGATATAGAAACAAACCCTATATTCTTGAGAACATGACTACACAAGATAAGATACTTAGAGCTTTTGATTATAGTGGTATTGCTTCTATATACTCAGATATTTTTTATAAAACATTGGCAACAGGTGCTAATCTTGGTTATCCTAATGGCTTCTTTAAGCCTAAATATGTAACTAAAAATCAAGATGAAAGACCTGTTGATATAGCATTAGAGTTTGGTGGAGCTGGCCCATCTATTGCAGTAGATTATTACAGAGCTTTAACTCAACTCATAAGAGGTGACTACACTGATGGTACAAAAGACTTAGTAAAGTCTTTACCATTTGCTCGTCTTTGGTTTTTAGAAAGTTTTCATTCTGAGTTAGGTAGACAGTTAAATAAATTTTAGTTGAGAAAATAAATAAAAAGGATATGATTTAGCCATGACTATAGATTTAACAGATAATGCCCCACGAGTTTCGTACTCGGTGTCACAAGGAGCTACAACAACTAGCTTTGCTGTACCTTTTGAGTTTTTTGATACAACAGATTTAAAGGTAGTTGTTGATGGAACAACTAAAACGATTACTTCACACTACACAGTAAGTGGTGGAGATGGTTCTACAGGCACAGTTACTATGTCAGTTACTGGTGCAACAGGTGGAAGTACAGTAATTATATATAGAGAAATACCATTAAGCAGAACAACTGACTTTCCAGCTTCTGGTGCTTTTCCTATAGCTACACTTAACACAGAATTAGATAGAACGGTTGCTTTGTTTGATGATCGTAAAGATCGTATTGATAGATCAATAAGATTACTTGATACAGATGATGCAGCAACTATGACATTACCAGCAAAAGCAAGCAGAGTAGGTACTGTTCTTGGTTTTAATGCTACAACAGGTGCAGTAGAAGCTGGACCAACAATAGCAAATGTAAATTCTTTATCAGCTATTACTGCTAATATTAATACAGTAGCTGGAATATCTAGCAATGTAACCACTGTAGCTGGAATACAAGCTAATGTTACTACTGTTGCTGGTATATCATCTAATGTTTCAACGGTAGCTGGTATATCATCCAATGTTACAACGGTTGCTGGTAAGGCAAGTTTAATTACTTCTGACTTTGCAACTGATATGGCGTTAATTGATAGCACATTTGTTACAAAAATGGCATTAGTTACAAGTGATTTTATTACAGATATGGGTTTGGTAACTGCTGATTTTGTTAGTGATGTAAATACATTAGCAACATCTGATATAGTTAGCGATTTAAATACTTTGGCTACAAGTGACATCGTTGCAGATCTTGCTATTTTAGCTACAACAGACGTAGTTAGTGATCTTAACACCCTTGCTACAAGTGATATAGTAAGCGATTTAAATCAGCTTGCTACAAGTGATTTTGTTTCTGACTTAAATGCTATTGAAGCTATAAAAGCAAACGTAACAACAGTAGCTGGTGTAAGTAGTAACGTAACAACAGTAGCTGGCATCTCAAGTAATGTAACGACAGTAGCTGGTATTAGTAGTAATGTAACAACAGTAGCTTCTTCAATTGCAAATATTAATACAGTAGCTAGTAATATTAGTGGAGTAAATAGTTTTGGTGAAAGGTATAGGGTAGGTTCTTCTGATCCAACATCATCTTTAGATGAAGGTGATTTATTTTATAATACAACTACAAATGCACTAAAGTTTTATAATGGTTCTAGTTTTCAAGCAATTACCACTTTGGAAACAGGCATTACAAATGGTGATGTTCCTGTTTTTACTAGTGGTGCAGCAGATGATGACTTTCTAAGGATTGCTGGTACAAGCATAGAAGGTAGAAGTGCTTCGGAAGTATTATCTGATATTGGTGGTCAAGCATCTTTGACTTTTGGTATATCTAACACAAATGCAGTTAAGATTGATAGTTCATCTGTAGCTGATGACGAGTATGCTCGTTTTACAGCAAATGGATTAGAAAGTCGTAGTCCATCAGAAGTTGCATCTGACATTGGTGCAGCTTCAACTGGTAAGGCAATCGCAATGGCAATCGTTTTTGGTTAGGAGGTGAAAAATGGCTAATCCAAATATAGTAAATGTTGCAACAATCAATGGTGGTAATGCAGGATTTAATTTAAGTGCAACTGCAACTGCTACATTACTTACAGTAGCATCTGATAAAATAGTGAAAATAAATACAATTATGGTCGCAAATGTAGATGGTACTAATGCTGCAACTGTTGATTTATTTATTGATGGTCTTGGTAGTGGTGCAACTGGAGTAACATTAACGGGTGCAGATGCAACAGTTTATTTAGCAAAAACAGTTACTGTTCCAGCAGATGCAACATTATCTTTATTAACAAGTCCTATTTATTTGATGGAAGGTGACATTCTTAAAGGTGGAGCCAGTGCAGCAAGTGATTTAGATTTGTTTATTTCTTATGAAATTCTTGATGATGCATAGGGGGTTTAATGTCTTATAAATTTTCTAATACAAATGGTGTTATTGGTAAAAAGTTAGATACAACAAGTGCTGGAAATACAGTAGCATCTTCTGGTGTATTTACTATGGCTGATTGTTATGAACGTCGATTAGAAGCTACATGGCCTGAACCAAATCTTAGATATAATCCAAGATTCCATAATGCTACTACAAATCCAGGTGCTGCATTAACTAAAGATATGCAAACTGACGCTAAAACACTTGCTTATCCAGCTTCATTTCATCCAGACGGAAGTACTTCATCTCTTACTGGTTTTGCATTTGCAGACTTTGGTAATGACTTGTTTGATCCCCATTTTGGTCATTTTACAATTTATATTCCAAGTAGTAGCACTAGTATTCAGATACCTTTTACAACTAAAAATCAAGCAGATGGCGAAGCCAATATGACTACAGAAACATTTACTGGTGGCGGTAAAACATTTCAAATTAAACATGGTTTCCCAGATGTGGGAATTTGGGCGTTTCGTTTAATAAATCAAACTGATGATACTACACCTTTTCATTTGTTATTTAATGGTGCAATAGGTTCAGATGCTGCTAGTCATAATAGAATGACAACAGTAAATGCAACATTAAATAGTCCATCTGAAACATTCAAAATACACTTTTTCCAAAATTCATCAATGGATGCAGGCGATGTAGATGAAACAAATTTTGTAGCTTCTGATGGTAATGAGATGTTTCAAATAGCTGTTATTCCAATGAGATCATTGGATTATGGTACTGGTACAGATACAACGCAAATTTTAACTAATACACCAACAACATTTTCAAGTAGTCGTGGAGAAATGGATCCACAACATTTTAAAACAATTGCTTTAACTGTAGGACTTACTTTTTATATTACTAAGGGTAATCATTTGACAAATACTGCCAATTATATTGCAGCAGATTTAAACAGAGAATCACCATCATAGAGGAGGTAATACTATGCCAAAAGGAATGGCTACTTATGGAACAAAAAAAGGTAGACCGCCTAAACCTAAAGGTTCAAAAAAGTAATTATGTTTGATCCAGCGTCGATAGCTACTGCGGTAAGTTTATCGACTGCTGCATTTAATAACATAAAGAAAGCATTTGCTATTGGTCGTGATCTGGAAGGTATGTCTGGTGATCTATCAAGATGGATGAAAGCTAGTTCAGATATAGAACAAGCAGTTAAGTCTAGTAAAAATCCTCCCTTTTATAAAAAGATGTTAAGTGGTGACTCTGTTGAGGAAGCTGCAATGAAAAGTTTAGTTGCTCAAAAGACTTTGGAAAAACAAAGATATGAGTTACAACAGTATGTTAAATTTAAATTTGGTGTTAAAGCTTGGGATGATTTGCTAAAGATGGAAGGTAGTATTCGTAAACAAAGACAAGAGTTAGTTTATAAAAGACAAGAGTTTCAACAGAAATGTATTGAAGGATTCTTTTTTTGTGTGTTATTAGCTACTATTATTGGTTTTATTTTCTTTGTTATCTGGTTGAAGAAGCAACAAAATGTCTGAGAAAGATATTATATTTGTAATGATGGTTCTTTTGTCTTATGTTTGGTGTACATGGTATGAGCCAAAATGGTTATTTATTAAGTGAGGTAATATGCCAGCTACAATTATAGATGATTATAAAATATTCCCAAGACTTATGATGCTTGTAGTTACTATTCTAACTTACCAAAGTGTTCATTGGTATATGGGATTAGATGATCCAACAATACAACAAAGTGGGTTAGTGTCTGTTTGTATGGGTGCATTAACAGGTTGCTTTGGAATCTGGATGAATGGAGAAAGAAAAAATGATACTGACAATCGTTAAATCTTTAGGCTCATTGGCATCTAGTTATGTAGATGGCAAGGTACAAACACAAAAAGTAAAAGCAGAAATACAAAAGAAACAACTGACTGGTGAGATTGATTGGGATTTAGAAGCTATCAAAGCTACACAATCTAGCTGGAAAGATGAATGGATAACCGTTCTATTAAGTCTACCATTTTTGTTGTGCTTCATTTCTGATGAAACAAGAGCAATGGCATTTGCTGGTTTCCAAGCATTAGAGCAAGCTCCAGCTTGGTATACATATTCTTTTGGTGTAGTAATTGCTGCATCTTTTGGTATAAGATCAGCAACTAAATTTTTTGGAGGTAGAAAATAATGGCTTATAATGATGGCTATGGAGTTAGAGGTAAGTTTACATCTAATACTGGTAAGAAAGCTGCACAACAAAATAAAATAAAAGAATCTAGCAGAAGACAGAAAGCTGAAACTTTTAGAGAACGTGAAAAAAAAAGTCTGACCAAATCTATTGGGACTGCTGGACCAAAAGTAACTGGCGATCCTTCTAAAGATAGATCAGAACCTACTGCTGCACAAAAGATAGCATTCAGACAACAAGAAGATACTTATCGTACTAAATCACCCGGTACTGTAGGAGATAAGTATTATAAAAATCCAGAAGGTACAGGAACAGGTCAAGGTGGTAGTGGTATACCAAAAGATACAACCAAACAAACAAGTGGTGCTGTAACAACAGCAACTCCACCTGTTGAAAGGCCAGAAAGTATTCAACAAACTGTAACATCACCTGTTGTATCAACTGATTCAAACACCTCTCAGTCATCTCTGTCACCTCTGTCACCCACAGAAACAGCAGAAGTTTATACACCAACTTATACTTTTTTAGAAGAAAATGAAGTTATAAGAACTGGAAGAGGTAAAGAAATTCAAAGAGGTACTGGTGTTGGGTTACTTACTTTATCACTGAAACCATCAGTAAATTTATTTAATAGATCAAAACCATTCTTTGACGGAATGGAACTTAAAGGAGAGGTAAAATTCTAATGTATAAACTATCACAAAGAAGCAAAGATAATTTAAGTGGTGTTAAAACAGAACTTGTAGCTGTAGTTACCACAGCCATAGAACATACATCTATTGATTTTGGTGTGATACAAGGACTCAGAACTTTGGAACAACAGAAAGAACTTGTTGCCAAAGGTGCAAGTCAAACAATGAAATCAAAACATTTGACTGGTGATGCAGTGGACCTCATGGCTTATGTTGGTTCGAGGGCATCATGGGAGCTGACTCTTTATGATAACATTGCAGATGCAATGAAGAGATCAGCTGAGATATGTGGTGTTGGAATACGTTGGGGTTGTGCTTGGCATATACCAGACATAAGAGAGTATGATGGTTCAATGCAAGATGCAATGAATGATTACATTGATCTAAGAAAAGGACAAGGGCGTAGACCTTTTATTGATGGTCCTCATTTTGAGCTTTCCCAATAAACTCCATAGCTAATGTAGAATAACCAGCTATATCTTTATATGAATCCTCATGATTGGGTTGCTGTTTTAATCTCATAGCTTTTGTAAGTATCATCATAATACATACATCTAGGTATGTGAAATCTATACCTTTGTACTCCGACCAACACTTAGCTATAGCTCTAAGATTATCATTTGGATTGCCATACACGTGTTGTCTTTTATCAAGTGTATCACCAACTTCTCTGAGAAACTGCGCTCTTGTCATTTGTTTTCCTCTGGTGTGCATAGTCGTGAAAGGGTGTAAACAACTATGCACGCTTTTCTAAAATGGAATTTCATCATCTATTGGTAATGAATCATTTGCTGTTGTTGAATTTTGTTTAGATAATTTTTCTGAAACTTGCAAGCTTAACATATTCTTACCATCTTTGGTTTGTCTTTTCCAAGCAGCTAATCTCATTGGTTTATCTTTATTAAACCTTTCATTTAAAGATCCAGAGTATTTTGGTGCGCCTTCCGTAGCACTATCATTCTCAAACAAAGCACAGAACTCTGTATATACTTTGAGAATAATCTTACCGTTCTTTGTTTTTTCTTTTACAACTGCCAGCTTATGTTCTTGCCCTTCCATATCTAGCTTACCGGTTAGCATCAGCTTATCATCTGAACTAAATGGTGGGAAGACAGCTCCTTTGTTTGTATTATCATACTCTTCAGAACTCATCATTGTTTCCTTTCACATATTTGTTATCATCATATTTACCTAAGAATACATCAGCATCAAATCCAAGATGTGATAAACCTTTGGTTAGTGCATCTGTTAATGCCATCTTTGGAGCATCATCATTTGCTTTCTTTTTGTTATCAAGATTTACAAATGTTCTTGATCCAGCTATTGGTCCAAAGGAACCAAAGTATGTAGTGATAGTTACCTTTGCTACCACCATCATAATATTTCCTAATGTGGGATAGTCATACTCTACAGTATATGTCCAGCCATCATTCTTTGTATCATTACCAACAGGACCAAGAACAGCAGTAGCTTTTAAAATTTGGTACATAGGATCTATTGCGTTAAAAGATCTGGCACCGAATGATACTTTACTTATAAATTCTGGATCTGTTTCACAAACTGCTTTCCATAATTTTAAATTAGTATTTGCAACTTCATCAGCTTTTTTAATTTTTTCTACTAATCTTTTTTTTAATAACCATCTAGGTTTTTTATCACCAATATTATCTTTTCTCATAGTCATTTTATTCACCCTTTATTTCTGGCTCTTTATCTTCAATTACATACTGCCAAAACTTGAATACTTTTTCTTTGAGCCGATCAAGAAAAACTCCATCTTTAGGTATGGCAATACACTTCCACGGTTTCCCATTACCAAAAAAGTTTGGGAAATAACACAAGCTGGTATTAGATAGCCACATATAAAACTGTAATTGTGGGTAATATCTTTCAGCTTGAGCATCTATTTTAGAAAATGAATTAGTATGTTTAGCTTCAACAATAGCTGTTTGATTAACTACTGATGCATCTATTGTACCTTTCAATGGTACTCCATTGTAATTCAATGTGTATTCTTTTTGAAAGTTTTCAAGTTCAACTTCATATTCCTTTGCAAAAACTTCTAAGTTGTAAGCTTCTGTTAAGATACCAATTTGTACCTGATGGTTTTCAGACAGATCATCTGGTTCTTTTCTTTTGGTTTTGATTTGCCATAGGTCATGCCAATCACCTTGCATGATTTTTGTACAATCAGATCCACCAATAAAACCTATTCTATTCATGAGTTACCCTTTCTTTGGGTAAGGCCAGCTTGGTTGAGCGGCTAAGCTGACCCTACAAATGACGCACAACCGTCATTAAAAATTATAATACTTGACTTAAAAAATGTAAAGCAATAATGTTTTATTCGTGAATGAAATAAACATTTTTTTTCTCCCTAAACCACTACAAAAATGGCTGTAATTTTGTAGTGGTTATTTTTTTCTGTTGTTAAGAAGCTTATCATTCCATGGTTTGTATTTAAAATCTTCTTCAGAAGAAAGTTCATACAAATCTTCAGCAGCATACATCCAATCTGGATAGATTTTTTTTGTATCTGGCATAGGTGGTAAAGTTATCTTTGTTTTACGATAGGTAGCACCACCAAAGATCCTTCTTATTTTATTCATTTTATTTCTCATATCCGTAATACTCACTTTCTGGTCTTTTCAATGGGGGTTTCTCTAAATAAAACTCTTCATACTTGTATGTCTTACTGCATTTAAATCCTTCACCATAGATTCTATCTGACCACATTTGGCAAGCTTCTTCAGTATCAAAATGCATGACAGTCAGCAAACTGTATAATATAATTTTATTCATTTTTTAACCTTGCGTTTACACCTAAATTATAAATACATTCACGCTTAAATGCATCAAGTTCTTTCAAACCAAGTGCATCATCTTCTTGAAACAACTTCCAAATACCTTCAATTCTGCTTGTTACATAAAACAAACAAACTCTATCATCTATTTCATTACTCATTTTTTATTCCCTTTCTCAAGCTGTTTAATTATCTTCAGCTTTTCTTTCAATGAAGAACTACGGAAGTGTCGTTCCAATGGTAAGACTTTCTTCCAATTAAATTTCTTAGTTAAGATTCTAAACTGTTCATCGAGATCCATGTACTATCTAACACCTCCAAATATCTCTGTCTGTTTTTTATTCTCCAGTTTATTTTCTTAGCAAACTTTGACCAACTTGGAAAGTAATCTTCCTCTTCTGCAATCTCTTTGATTGAATGAACAAGAATATCAGCTGGCACATCTTGTAGATTTTCTACAAAAGCTTTCATTCGATACTTCAAATCTTTAACTGTCTCACCAAATGGTGGCTTCAGTAACGCTGTAAGCTTCACCAAGCGTGCAAGTATCTCTTCTGAAGGTAAAGGTACTAGTGTAGAAAGTATGGCTTTCCTTGCTCGTTTAAATACATCTTCAGATTTGACACTCATTTCCAAATGTTTGATTTGATTGTCACTCGTCGTAATTATTTTCGTAATCATTCTTGAACTCGTCAGCGAGTCCAGCAAAGAAGCCATCGCTATGTCCGTTTCGATTGGAAATTTTATTTCTTTTAAATTGGTTAATGCTTGTGATGTTTCCTCTTTGCTTAAAGTCAACTGCCTTATTGCACCAATTCTGGTAAGCCTTGTCCCAGTCTTTCCATTTTCTTTGTTGGGCTGTGCCAATGTAATATAAGGTGAAGTTATGCGTTTCATTGTCATGGTCTATATTCCCCTTTCCATGCTTTTGATTAATCTTTTCTATAGTTTCTGGCTTTGGTTTCCAATTTTCTGTGATTACTTTAGTGGGTTTATCTAGGTTAGATGATAGGTTAGTGGCTCTCTCTGAGCTTACGTAGGCTCTCTCTGAGCTTACCTTGTACACTGTTGGATATAGATGATACCTATTGGACCTTCTTGAATCTCCTGATACTCTAACAATGTATTCTCTATCTTCTAATTTATCTAAGTGTCTTTTGATTGTAGCCAATGCAAAACCTGTGCGTTTGGATATACTTGTTAAGCTTGGAAAACAATCGAAGGTTTCATTGTTTGCATAGTCAGCCAAACAAAGCAGTATAAATTTACTTACACCATCATCTACAGTTTCATCGTCCCATACTTTAGCCATTAAATGAAAACTCATGTGAATAAATCTCCCTGTGCTGGTGGTTCTCCAAGTTCACTAAGTATATAATCTCTTAGTTCATTGGCTTTAATATATTCACTAGCATCTCTTCTAAGTATATGACCAGAACGATAGCCAGTGCTAGTAGTTGGTAATGGTATGGTATCAACTGCGTCGTAAATACCATTCTTTTGTTTTACAAATTCTACTTTATTACCTCTGGCTTCATAAGAATATTCATGGTGATGTGATCCACCATTCTTCTCTAAACAATAACCAAAGTGTTTGATCTTTACATCAATAGTAATTCTATTCCATTCTATTTCAAATGTTTCTTCATTAGTTCCATCAACAAATGTCCAGAAGTTTGAGTGTTTATTGTGCCACCAATTATACTTACTAAATTTTTCATGAATAAATTTGTTTGCATCTTCTTCATAGGTTTCTTCACCTTTACGGTACTTGCAATCTCCACCGTGTTTACTCCATATATATTCTGATATATAAAATCTTTTACCAGATTCATTGAGTACTTCAGCTACATAATCAAGAGGTATTGTCGGTCTTAATATCGGCATTTTTTTCTCCTAATAATTCTTCAAATATTTCTCCACTCATTATCACTAGAGTGTTTGGTTTGCCTGTCTTTCTTTTATACAATGCTATGTCCCTTTTGTCTAACACATTGAAAGGATTAGGAAATTTATCTTTGGTTCGGTACTTAACTTCGGCAATATAATTTTTGTTCTTTGGGGACAAAATTATATCACCTCTGTATTCCCCTCCCAAACTGCCCGAAAGTGGTTGTCGTTTAGCTGCAATGCCTATCTTGTTTAGCCAATCAACAAACCACTTTTCGTGATAGGTTCCTTTGTTTTTATTCTTGTGTGCCATTGGGATATATCACTAGTTTACAATTCAAAGCAGTAATCCAACATAAAAAGTTATGAAAGCTTGGAGTTCTTGATCCATTCTCCCACCTTGATAGTGTAGATGTTTCAATTCCAATATCAAAAGCTAATCTTTCTTGTGATATTTTTCTATGTTCTCTCAATGATTTAAGCATACTAAGATAACCTTTCATTAAGAAATCCTCCAACATATTTCAAACTTACCCCACTTATTTAACCTACGAATATCTGATTGCTCTATCCAACCTTCATTATATAACTCAGTTAGTCTTGGTCTTACAGTAAGTATATTCATGAATAATAAGTCAGCTATTTCAGAACTTGAAGCACAATTAAACGGTGGTTTATGATCTGCTATGCTACTTAAATGATGTAAAACAATTTGCTTTGCAGTAAATCTTTTTGTTGGATCTCCAATAGCTTTGAAACTTGTGTCGGTTTTTTGGTAGCCGTGACCTTTCTCAGTATAAGGCATTAGTAAACTCCTAACTTTTGTTTGATATGTGACTCATTAAATGGCTCATGATGATCTTCAGTACCTGGTATAAATTCAATCTCTTCACCATCACTATTACTAGCCCACCATACATCTGGATCATATTCATCTTGATCCAGCACCCATGCTTGACCTCTTGTATGTATCAAATCACCTTTAGAATAGTGACGTAGTTCTCCACAAATTTCATATGTTCTATACTCCATAGTTCCATTCCTCCCATACTTGAAGTAGTGCTGCTTGAATTTTTGATGCTGTTAAAGAGTCATCAGCTAAGTAATGTATTAATCTTTCATCAGCTCTTACTGTTTGGACATGGCTTGAACCATGTCCACCAAAATCAGTAATGTTGAAAAGAGTTCCTTTATCCCAAGTCACTAAATAATTTTCAATAACTAAGGCAAGTTTTCCTAAATCTTGACTCATTTTATATCTCCACTCCAATATAAATCTCTTTCAATCTTACCACCAAACTGTAAAGTCATAGACTTAAGTTCATTTAAATCTACATATCCAAGTTCAGTTTCATAACCTAGATTGCAGTAACCAAATGCAATGTCATTGTCATCTAGTTCTGATAGATACCAAGTACCTACACCATACGGATTAAATAGTTTAACGATTGGTGCAAATGTTTTTTCTCCATCAGCGTTAGCTTTATAGTTAGCACGAAGCTGACTTTCTATTTTCTTTGTTAATAGTTGCATTTTTTTTCCTTCCATTTTATTTCACCGTTATAGTCTTGTTGGTTGAAACAACGACAACATAAGCAATCGTAATCACCCATGTCATATTTCTCCTCAATATCACCATGCCAATAAAAATATAGATTTGGGTTGTAATTAGGACTCTCTTCCATAGCTTTTATTTCAGCATCATTTATTGCTATGTTGTCTATTTCATCATCATTGAAATCATTGCAAATTTCACATTGTGCCATTATCATATTCTCTTATGAAATGAAAATTATAAATGAAACGAATGCAATGACAGCGAGTGCCGCCATTGCTTCAGTAATGTAATACCTAATCATTGTGGATCTCGTTCCATAATTCTTTTACTTGGTCCGGTATCATGCTAGGTAAACCTAGCATTGGATTTGTTCTTGACTCACGCACTGCGTAATCAATAACTGATTGAAGTTCTTCAGCATGGTCACTATGTCGTATCATTTCTATGATAGTAGACCATTTACTTTCAACTTCATCTAGTAATAAATCTTTGTAAGCGTTCATTATATTCTCTCCAATCTTTGCATTGCTATTTCCTGTTGCTGTTCTATGCCATCAAAAACAGTCTCGATCTCTTGAATGATCCGACTGTTTTTGTAAGCACGTTCTTTAAATTTATGTGCATCAAATCTTTTATTTGTTTGATGTAGTACATCTGCTACTCTATCAATTTCTGTAGCTGTCATTTCAGTACATAAATTGTCTGCAATAAATTGAAAATGTTGTCTTGTAAATAATATCGCCATTATAAAACCCTTTCTTTAATTACGATAATTAATTATAAAAAATCCTTACCATAGTGTCAAGCATAACATTACAATACTGACAGAAATGAATGAACTGACAATGAATGTAACACACACTGTTAGTAATAATAGGTTCATTGTTTCTCTGAATTGTCGCATCATACAAACTCCGAAATGTCGTAGGTTATTTAATAGCATTTAATAACCTACAGTAAGTTAAGCACCACCCCGAAGGGTGGTGCGTTTTTGCTAGGCTACCTTAGCCAAGCTCTCTACAGTTTCACCAGTGTCAACGCACTCTTGAACTGCTCTGAACACTTTCATCAGACCTTGCTCAGCCTTGTGTTGTGCTTGGTATCTATGATACTTATCACTAACTGATTTTTGCATTTCATCTGTGAAAGCGTCTGGATCAGATTCAAGCTTGCGTTCCATTCCGAGAAATGTCATCTCAGCTTCATCGAATCTTTCTTTAGTACCTTTGTAAGTACCACCTTTTACTCTAGTATTAAGACCATCTGCTACCCACTTAGCTGAGTAAGAGAAGTCACTATATACTTCACATTCACTTACAAACTTCATGATTGCATTTGCTAGCTTTACTTGTTCTTTGCTTAACTCTATTGTCATTAGCTTTCTCCTAGTTGTTTATTAATTGAATGGTCACACCTCGATGATTGGGGTAGCTCTGTCAAGTCTCGCACTTGACATAGCTAGGGCGTTCGGCTTGCCCGAATCCCCCGAAGCCCCAATCAGCTAGGTTTGAACAGGCAAGGAATGAATAACTAGGAGAATGATGACCGAGTTGCAAAGCAAGTAAAGCTAGCAAATGTGATCAAGAAGTCACGCATAGCCACGAATAGTTGCCCTCGCCTTACTTGGCTGTTGACAGGGTTGTTGCAGATACGCTAGACACACAAGTATGAACTCGGTGACGAATAACAATGCTAGTCTGACAGCCAAACAAAGGCTACTCGTTGATACGCTCGTAGCAACGGGTTGCACCATTACTGAAGCTAGCCAGATAGCAGGCTATGCTAAAGGCGACTCAGGTAGAGTCAGTGCGAGCAAGGCCTTGAAGGTTCCACACGTGCAAGCTTACATGATGCAACAGATCACTGAGTCTTTAGGATTGAATGCTACGAAAGCTAGCAGAAAGCTAATGGAGCTTAGCTCTGGTGCTAAAAGCGAGTATGTTCAGCTTGAAGCTAGTAAGGACATTCTGGATAGAGCTGGATTCAGAGCGGTAGATAGGCATCAGCATATGCTCATTGGTGAGCTTAAAGTGAACATACAGCTAGATTAGCCCAGAGCTGGTGTTAATGTCTAGGCTTCGCCTAGGCTGTTTAAATATGGTCAAGCATAGCTTGACTATGTTTAAAAATGTCTAGGCTGCGCCTAGGCTATAACACCATGGCAAAGCCATGGGGGGCAAAAACGCAAGTTGATAGTTACTGGGAGATAGCGTTCTAACATTTTTTTCTTGAAAAGCTCTGAACTTAGTTTAACTTAGTTGGCAAAGGAGGACATCATGGCTAAGACTCCAGCATGGACACGCAAAGAAGGTAAGAACCCTAAAGGTGGTTTGAATGCCAAAGGTAGAGCAAGCTACAAGAAGGGTACTCTAAAGCCACCAGTTAAGAGTGGTGATAATCCTAGAAGAGCTTCTTTCTTAGCAAGGATGGGTAATATGCGTGGACCAGAAAGAGATTCCAAAGGAAAGCCTACCAGACTTCTTCTTAGTTTAAAGGCTTGGGGTGCTAGTTCGAAGGCAGATGCTAGAGCCAAAGCAAGAGCAATCAGTAAAAGGAATAAAGCATGAGCAAGAAAGTAAGATGGTGGGAAGAAGATGCAGATAATCTTCAAGAGAATGTAAGAAAAATGAAAGAGAAGATTGATAACAACGAAGTTGATTTAGATATGTGTGCTGATTTTCTAGAGTATCACTATGATAAATATATAGCTCAACAACCTAGTTCATATAAGACATGGCTTGAAAAGAAGTTTAGAGTTGCTGAAATGTTATCAAGGTCACCAACAGATATAGATATAGGGAAGTTAAAATAATGAAAGAACCAGAAGTTGAAGTTTTGAAACCAGAGGAGATGTCAGATCAAGAGATGGCTGATTTGTGTGAAAAAGAAGTAGACAAACAAGTTAAATGGATATTAACAAGAAAGTTATTTGAGTAGGATTTAATTATGGCAGTAAACGCAGCTGGTAATTATACCAAACCAACAATGAGAAAGAGTTTATTCAACAGAATCAAAGCTGGTGGTAAAGGTGGCAAAACTGGGCAATGGTCAGCAAGAAAGGCACAGATGCTGGCTAGGATGTATAAAGCCAAAGGTGGAGGATATACATGATAAAACTTACTAAACGACAAGAAACTACTTTAAAAAAACATTCAAAGCACCATACTCCAAAACATATGAAGATGATGCGTATTGCTATGCGAAAAGGTTTGTCATTTACAAAAGCACATAAAAAGGCACAAAAGGAAGTTGGAACTTAATGAAAGCTCCTCAACGATCTTTACTTAATTGGGGTAAGCAGAAGTGGAGAACTTCTGATGGCTCTCCATCAAAAGGTAAGAAAAGATATTTACCAGATAAGGCTTGGAAGTCTTTGAGTGCTGGTGAAAAAGCAGCAACGAATCGTGCTAAAGCAGAAGGAAATAGAAAAGGAAAACAATTTGTTAAACAACCTAAGAGTATTGCTAAGAAAGTGAGGAAGTATCGAACATGAGTATACTATCTAAAATATTATTTTTTTGGTTGCCTTCAAGGAAGCCTAAATCAACTACACCAAAATATCTATCTAAACGAACTGAACGAACTAAACGAACTAAAAAGAAGAAATGAGTTTTTTACATACTCTAAATAATAAAGAAAGAAGAATACTTAGGAACGTAGTTAAGACAGTACATCTTAAACATTTTCCAAAGCAATTCTGTACGGATTACGAAGCTGATAGATTAATTGCAACGATTGCACCAGAAACGATTGAGAAGTTAATTAAAGTAGGTGTAAACTATAAGATTGACGAGAGGTAATATGGAAAAACTTAACACAAAAGATTATGTAGATTTATATAGAATATACAAAAGAAAGATGGGTCACAATAAAGCTATTATTGCGATTAAAAGAGATTTTGGTGTTAATACAGCAAAAACAGTAGAAGATTTTTTAAGTAAAAAATAATTGTGGCTTCTTTTGATTACAAACCAGATGGGAATACTATTAAAGTATTTATGAAAGACTCTAAGTTTTTTAGAGGAATTAGAGGTCCAGTTGGTTCTGGCAAGTCAGTTGCTTGTTGTGTTGAGGTATTTCGTAGAAGCCTTGAGCAAAAGAAAAACAAAGAAGGTATTCGTAAATCTCGTTGGGCTGTTATAAGAAATACAAACCCACAATTAAGAACGACTACTATTAAGACTTGGCTTGATTGGTTTCCAGAAGATGTATGGGGTAGGTTTCATTGGTCAGTACCTTATACTCATCATGTTAAAAAAAATGATTTGGATATGGAAATTATATTTTTAGCATTAGATAGACCAGAAGATGTAAAGAAACTTCTTTCTTTGGAACTTACTGGTGTATGGATTAACGAAGCTAGGGAAATACCAAAGAGTATTATTGATGCGTGTACTATGCGTGTTGGTCGTTATCCTTCTATGAGAGATGGTGGAGCAAGTTGGTCTGGAGTGATTGCAGATACCAATGCTCCAGAAGAAGATCATTGGTGGCCTATTATGGCTGGAGAAGTTCCGATACCAGATCATATTCCAAAAGAACAAGCAACTATGTTAGTAAAGCCAGATAATTGGGGATTCTTTACACAACCATCTGCAATGATAGAAGCTTATGATGATAAGGGTGAAGTAAAAGATTATACTATGAATAAAGAAGCAGAGAACGCAAAGAATATATTAGCTACTTATTATCCTAATCTTATTCGTGGTAAGACTAAAAGCTGGATAGATGTTTATGTTATGAATAGGCTAGGTGCTATACAAGATGGTAAACCTGTTTATCCACAGTTTGTAAGTGAAACGCATATTGCAAGTGAAGAAATACCAATAGCTATTGGTGTACCTCTTTATATTGGAATTGATTTTGGTCTTACTCCTTCTGCTGTGTTTGGACAGAAAGTTCGAGGTCGGTGGTTACTACAGTCAGAGATTGTAGCCATTGATATGGGTATAGTTCGTTTTGCCGAACTTCTAAGACAGGAGATTGCTACACGATTTAATAGTCTTGATGTCTATATTTATGGTGACCCAGCTGGAGATTTCAGAGCGCAGACAGATGAAACAACTCCTTTTCAAATACTACGAGGTGCTGGACTGAAAGCAACGCCAGCTCCTAGCAACAGCATAGACCTTAGACTTGAATCTGTTTCTTCACAACTTACTAAGATGGTAGATGGCAAATCTGGATTGTTAATAGATAGAAGATGTCCTCAGATTATTAAAGGATTTCAAGGTGGCTACTGCTATAGAAGAATGCAAGTGTCTGGAGAAAGATATGAAGATAAACCTGAAAAAAATATGTTCTCTCACATTCATGATGCTTTGCAATACTTAATGTTAGGTGCTGGAGAGGGTCGAAGTTTGATGGCTGGACAAAAACCAGTACAAGCTTTCAATGCAAGAAAAGGCTTTGATTTATTTAAAAGACCTAGTATTAGTAGAAATAGAACCTTTTTTGGAAATGATTTAAGGAGGTAGATATGTGTTTTGGTGGTGGTGGTAGTAGAACTCCTGAACCTAGAGAAGAGGTTAAGGAAGAAACTAAACAAGCAAAAAAAGAAGAAGAAGAAGTAAAAATAAAAAACAGACAAGAAGCTCTTGAAAAAGAAGTGGAAACGTCTGCACCAGTCAAAACAAGTTTGTTCTATGATACTGGAGGAACAGTCTTTAGAAGAAAGGTTGGTCGAGGTTCATTATTTACAAGCAGCCCAGGGGGGTCTGGTTTTCTTTCACAGGGTAGAGAGCAAACACCTACAGGATTGAGAAGGTACTAATATGCATATTGGTATGCCAACAGAACCAAAAGCATTAGCTCAATATTATATGGAAAAGTTTGAAAAGGCGAAAGCTATTCGTCAACACTTCGAAGATGTCTATGATGATTGTTATGAATTTACTATGCCTATGCGAGAAACATTTAAATCTAAGACCATAGGAGAACGTAGAGATGAAAAGATATTTGATGAAACTGCTGTCGTTGGAGTACAAGAATTTGCATCAAGACTCCAGCAAGGACTTGTCCCCAACTTTGCTCGTTGGGCTGATTTTACTGCTGGCTCAGAAATACCAGAATCAGAACGAGATGCAATTAATAATCAGCTTGAAGAAATAACTGAGTTTGTTTTTGAGATACTACAGAACTCAAATTTTTCACAAGAGGTGCATGAATCATTTATGGACTTGGCTGTTGGTACTGGTGTGCTTTATGTTTCTGAAGGGGATGCTATTAATCCAATTACTTTTTCTGCTATACCATTACCGCATGTAGTTCTTGATGTTGGTCCGAATGATAATATTGACCATGTATATAGAGAAAGAAGTGTTCGGTATTCTGATTTGCATATTTTGTTTCCTGATATTGAGTTGCCACAAGAGTTACAAAATTCAATGATGTCGAGTCCAGACCA